CATTCCACCCAACAGTGCGCCGATTGCTCCACCATTGTCAACATTCTTAGTAACATTATTACCAAGTACTCCACCAATAATAGCACCACCGATGTCAAAGTTATTGTTAAGTCCTAGTGTACCACCATTGCCTTGGTTGCCGTTTCCATAAACTGGAACTTGTACCATCTGACAAGTTTGTGTAGGCACTTGTTTGGTAACTGTCTGATACACAGGATTTGCTTCAACTACTGTGCCCTGTACTGTATAGTTCTCAGCAAATGCATTAAATGCTGTAAGACTTACTGAGATAAAAGTAATGGCAGCGCCACAAAGTAATTCACGTTTCATTTGTTTTCTCCTAAAAACTTAACTTACTATTTAAATATACACTCTTTTAAGGATATGTCAACCTTTTTTATTCACTATTTACAGGACTAGCACCATCAGCATCCGTTTGATAGAACCATCCTGCTAAACTATAGCGTGGATGATCTGCTGTAATACTAACAGGACTGATAAAATGTTTGTTTATGCGAGAGCCTGATAATTCACTTACGTCCATAATAGCAAGTCTATTACCAAAAGGCTCAATACTGTCTTTAATAGTAATCTCATCTTTGTCTAGTATACACAGTTGTCCGCCCCATTGTGTGAGCCAAGTATCATTAAAATAAAAGATATACGCACACCAACGTCTTGGATCATGATGTGCATTAAGCCAAGCAGTGTGATCATAATAACTATATGTTGGTTGGTTTGTGTGCATGTTAGTAAAGCCTGTTACTTCACTTACTAGGTCATGAAATGTATAATCAGGTTTCCCAATACTGTAATCTTCCGTCACTACACGATTAAAGTATGTTACTTCTGGACTATTGTGTACTTTATGATAGTCTTCCAGTAACCAAAAAGCATAATGAAAGTAACTAAACTCTCCTCTGCCTTCGTCAATATGTGCTTGTAATGTAGATTCAAACTTGTCACTTTGTTGAAAACCTGCAGGATATCTGTTATGGCTGTTGCCCACGCATCCCCAGACACCATATCCCAAATCTGGCACTGCTTGATAAAGTGCTTCAATATACTTGGGTTCCAGTACATTGTCTATAACACAGTAACGTTTTTCTGCAAAGTCTGCTTTTGCTTGTGCAATATTTTCTTGATTAAACATTATTCCCAACGATAAAAAATATGATCATCTATTTTAGTAATAAGTGTGAGTGTTTTACTCCATTTAGGGTTAACATAATCAGCATGATAATGTGTTGCACCCTCTACTATTCCTGCATATTTATTGAATACCAGTATGTCAAATGCAATATCCTGAGCAACTCGCCATGCATGGTTATCATCGCTTTTGGGTATAACATCTGCTTTGCCATCACAATACCAACTAAACTGACAGCGATTTTTGCGAGGGTAGTATATACGTTGTGACTCTTTCAAGTCCGCATGCTGGCGTGTTTTCCAACTTTCTTTTACAGGACCCTCATAAATTACATCACATACTGTGTTAGGAAAACGTGAATCTCTCACACGATTAAGAACAACACGAGCAACGGCTACTTGTCCTGCTTTGCTTTGATTGTTACTTTCAAAGTAAATGTTTCGTGCCATACATTCAAGTTCAGCAACATCTACTTTTGTACCACCTTCATATTTTATTTCATCTTCACTTGCTACTGCTTGGACAATAAAGCCTGGCTCTACAATATAATCTGTGTTTTTTGACAATGAAGCAGCAAACATACTTACAAATACTGCAGTTGTAATTACTCCTAGGTACTCAAAGAACTTAAACATACGAATCCTCAATAGTTTTTTAACTATCATTAGTATACATGAGTTCAGCATCCTGTCAACCGTTTTATTCTTCAACTACGCCCTCAGCGATTAACCGTGCTCTGTTAGCCATGTGCTGCTCCAGCAATTCTTCTTTGCTGCCGCCCATGTAAGGCACTGCATGCCCTTCTAGCATCATTATCTCTGTAACAGGCATTGTACGATCCTGTGGAGCATAATACACACTAAAGTCGCCTAGGATACGTCCAAACTTGCCTTTCATGTCCTCGCCATCACGGGCAACCTGTGTTTTTAGCACAAGATTTGGACCACTCAATAGTTCTGTTATACGCTTTTTTGCTGCTAATCCGAACTTTTTTTCTACTAGATCTCTTGTGCGGCTTTCCGGTGTATCAATACCCATGATACGCACACGTTCGTCCCTCATCCAGATACCAAATCCTAGATCAATATCAACGTCTACTGTGTCACCGTCTACTACGTCGCACAGGATTGCTCTATATTCATACATCGAAAACTCCTCTCCAAAAGTTATATAGATCTATTTAACAAAAAAAAGCACCCGAAGGTGCTAGTTAGATGGGTTTTTATTTTGTTAAGTTACTTGGGTACTGCCAACGCCATCATATCCGGAATCATGCGCGGCTTGTTGATCCTGGCCCTATACTTACTTATATACCTCAAATATGTTACATTCTGTACTAAGATTACCTAACTTATGTTGATTATATTTAATTTTTCCTTGTTCGCATGCAGCTCGCAACTTGTTAGAGTTCTGTTTTGGACAAACCCAGAATATCTTTCCACCTGGCCGTAATCCTGGCATTAAGCAATTTTTAATCCAAGTTGTGTAGTCGTGTGAGTTCCAATTAATATCAAAATTAGTTCTATGCATGGTTATTAAGTCATACTTTTTTTCGCTAGGAAATTTATTATCAGCGTTGGATATTTCCCATCTATAGGTAGTAACTGCCTCGTCTAATCCAAATGCCTTCCTAGCATCTTCAAAGAAGTTTATAATATCACTTGGCTGATAATTGTTTTCAACGGGAAGTTCAGTTATGTCAACACTATGTCCAATAGATACACATATCCATGCAAACAAACCAATGCCTGCACCAACATCTAATATCTCTATTCTTTGCTTTTTTAATAATTTTAATAACTCAATAGCAACCCATTTATGTTCCCAGTGCGCATCAAACTCATCAAGGTACTTCCTGCCATTCTTCCTACTAGTTAGATGATAGTAATCTACTATAGTTTGTAGTTTGTGTAAGGGGAAACTATTCTTGAATACTTTAGAAAATTTAATGTTTGCTATTGATTTATCTTTCTAATGCTTCGCGCAGATCTTCCATAATCTCTGCTCTTGATTTCTTTAGTAGCTCTTGTTCTTGTTCTTCTTCTTCCGAAGTTGCAAATTTACCAAATATGCCAGTTGCAGTACCAAATGCATCTCCTTTTGCAATACTGTGTATTAAACTAGTAGTGCTTATTATTGGACTGCATGCAACTACTAATAGTAGTATTGCAACTGTCATGAATATTATTTTGATGGTGCCTTCTTTCCGCGCCAATCGCCCCACTGCTCATGTGCAGGTACACGGATAAAAGGTTTGTTTGTTTCGTTGGTGTTTGGATTTGGGACGGTAAGCATAACACGCTTGCCTCTTGCCCATGCAGCTCTTTGGTTAAGTGCTTGCACAAATGTTTGATTGTATTCTCTGCGTTGTGCTTTTGACTCTGCACTGCGTTTTTGGCAATGTGTGCTTTTACTTGTCTGTGTTGCTCTTGATCTTTTCTTACCCATGGTCAATTCCTCTTCGAATAAAGTGGCACTTCTGTTTCTAAGCAGTACCCGCTCACGCATACCTTTAAACTAGGCTGCTAGTGCCATTTCTGGCTGATGATTATCATTTGCGATTATCATTGTTCTTGCGTTAACCGAGCTTGCGCCGGACAACTCCACTTACCTATTAACTACCTGTCTATCCTCTTTCGCCCCCATCATAAGCACACTTAGCAAATGTGTTTATGGTGGAGGCGTCCGGTACCGCCCCGGAGTCCAGCCTAGCGTTGAGTTTGCTTCAACATTGCAGTTTATTTATAACATAAAGAATATACCCTGTCAACATAAATAAACAAACGGAAAAAAACGTCAATATTTTTTTGACTGTATTTTTTTTTAGGTTGAATCTAGAGAAGGAAAAAGAATGACACAACTAATAAATCCACAGAAGTTTACACACACCTCGGGCCTATTAAGGTCCTTTTTTATGGAAAAAGGTTTCGAAGAAGTACACACACAAAACCGTTTGAGCATACTTGCTGCATGTGAAGATCCATTTAACGTCGCAACATACAACTACGCAGGCAATGTATGGCCACTGCCACAAACAGGTCAGATGTGGTTAGAATATGAACTGCTTACCAAGCCTTCATCGAAAGGCTTTTTTTGTGTCAGCACTAGTTACAGACAAGAACCAAATGCTATCCCAGGCAGACACGACATCATCTTCCCAATGTTTGAATTTGAAATGCCAGGAGATATCAATGATCTCAAAGACATGGAATATGAACTATGCGAATATTTGGGATTTGGCGGATTTGGTGATATAGTTGTTAAACCATACTCTGAATGGCAAAAACATTATGGACTAGATCCTATGACTGAAATAGAAGCAGAACATGAAATAAAGATGTATGAAGATTTTACAGCAACAATGATTACAGACTTTCCTGAAATGACATCACCATTCTGGAACATGAGCCGTAACGCCAATGGCACTAGTAGAAAGATTGATGTCATACTGGGTGGCATGGAAACCATAGGCAGTGCAGAGCGCAGTTGTGATGTAGATCAAATGAGGGATACATTCCATACTATCACAGATGGTGCTTACAGTAATCTATTATTTGAACTGTTTACCAAAGAGCGTGTACAAGCAGAACTAGAAGAATTTTTAAAGCATGACTTCTTCCCAAGAGTGGGCGGCGGTATTGGTTTGACAAGAATGATAGCGGCAATGGATAAAAAGCAAGAGGTTGCAATAGCCGCTTAATCAACCAGTTTGGGGTGTCGGAATAGGTAGACGAGGGCCGCTGTTTACGGTCTGTTTAGATATGTGTTGCAATGTATTTAAGCGTGGAGGTTCGAATCCTCCCCCCAAAGCCAACTATTTTTCACAGGTTTCTTGACCAGCACAGTGTTTAGGATAACACTGTGCTAACATCATATAGTATTCATTTTCAATGTATTGAGTCCACATTTCCTCTTTAACCATGTATTCGCATTGTGCCTCAGTCATGGGTTGTTGCAATACCATCTGATTACCGATGTATTCCCAATCCGTGCCTGTGTTACCCCACATGGAGATAACAAGCATAAACTCTTTCATAGTAGCCTCTTTTAATTACGACCCATGTGCTTGCAGCCATTGTCACGGCTTAGCCAGTCCATGAATTTGCATACCTTCTTACGCAGCCTTACTAACATCTTGAAGTTGTCCTTGTAGTGGATTTGCAGGATCAACTCCTAGGAAGTTGCCCCACTCTGCATAGTAGTGACGCATGCCAACTTC